GGCGCTGGCGGATGTGCGGAGCGCCGACGCTCGCCGCGCCAAGATCGGCCGCCCCGACTGCATATCCCACGCCTTCCAGGTCAGCCCGAACAGCGTCGAGCCAGTCTCGGCCAAGCGCGCTCGCAACCTGCTCTCCAAGGACGACTGGAGGCTGGCACTCCGCGATGAGGCGGTGGAACTCTGGCCACAGGTGCCGCTCGTCGGCGGTGCCGAGCCCTCGGCCGGCGGCGCTGAAGGGCTGGCAGGGGCAGGATCCGGTCCAGACGGGGCGGCTGTCGTCCCAGCCAGCGGAGCGCAGGGCGTGGGACCAGACGCCGATACCGGCGAAGAAATGGGCCTGAGTAAACCCTGCGACGTCTGCCGCAGCCACGTCCCGAATAGACCGCTCATCCACAACTCCATCTGCGATGTGGCCAGCCGCAATGAGGTTGCGAAGCCATTGGGCCGCGAAGGGCTCGATCTCGTTGTAATACGCTGCCATGGGGTGAAACGGCCCCCAGCTTGCGCCGGGGGCCGATCCTTCTCAGGCCGAGCGACGACGACGGCGACCCGCCTCCGGCGCCGGTTCCTCGGGCGCGGCCTCCTCGGCCACCTCCGCGTCAGGGCCGTCGAGGCTCACCCACTCCACAATGTCGAACACAGGCGTGTAGATCCGCCCGTACGACTTGTGGGTGTAGTGTTCCTTCTTCAGCCGCACCACCGGCACCGGCTTGGACTGGTCCTTCTCCACCTGCGTGGCGATGGCAAGGGCCAGCACCTGCGCGGCGCGCTTGCCGCCGACCGAGGTCGTCGAGAAGCGGGCTTCCATGTCCTTGTCCTCGCCGCTGACGCACTTCAGCGACATGCCGACCTGCGGCTCCCAGCCCCGCTTGGAGCCGGGCGGCGCCGGTTCCAGTTCCGGCAGCGGCTGCGAGACGGAGACGGTCTTCTCCCCCAACACCTCGCCGTCACCCCAAGCGATGTAGCCGTGGGTGAAGGAGAAGGGGTTGATGGCCCACAGGCTGTCAGTCTCGACCTCAGTCTGGTCGGCGCCGAACACCCAATGGCCGGTCTTGTCCATCTTGAGGATGACCGTGTTGCCGAGCGTCGTGCCCGTGTTGAGCGACCGCAGGGACTGCGACAGCGACTGCACGGACGGGAGGTTGGCGTTACCGAACTTCGTGACTTCGTTCACTGTAATTTCCTTTCGTGTTCAGACGAGCTTACCAAGAGCGCCCGCCAACTGGCGGCCGATCTGCAACTCCGCCGGCCGGGGATCGCTCTCCGGGGCCAGCGTGGTGCCTGACGAGACGGCGACGGCCAGTTCACCCGGCAGCGCGAGCTTGCGCTTCTTGAGCGCCTTCTCGGCCTGCGCCGGGCTGACCAGCTTCGTCACCGTCAATTCCGTGTCGTCGAGGCCGAGCGCCGCAAGCGCCGCCATCGCCTCGTCGTCGTTCACCCATTGGCGGGTCGCGCGCTTCTGCACCAGCTTGAAGCCGGGCACGGGGACGCCCTCCGCCAACATCTGCTCTGCCAGCGCCCGCGCGCTTGCAAGGTACTCCTCGATCATGGGCGCGTGTTCCAGCACCTTGCCCAGCCGGGTGGCGTCGATGTTCTGGAGGCTGGTCTTCAACGTGCGATCTACGGCGCCGGTCAGTAGCGGGCAGACCGGCTTGGCCGCGCACCAACGGCAATGGTCGCCCGACTGCATGGACGGATCCGGCCCCATCGCCTCCTTCACGGCGGCGAACAACTGCCGCTCAAAGGCGCGGATGCGGTCGGGCGTCGTGCGCCACAGCTTCACCGGCACGGGCGCCGTCGGCTGGACAATGATGCAGTCGATGCTGGTGGCGTCCTTGAATGCCCACGCGACCTTCGGCGTCCGCATCGCCGCCGCCGCGTAGAACATCGCCTGCGGGTTTTCCTTGACCTCGACGTCCACGCCGTCACCGAACTTCCAGTCCAGCACGATGGCGGTGCTGCCGATACGGCCGACCAGATCGGCCGAACCGAAGACGCCCGGCAGCGCGTCACCGAAGCCGACGGTGGCTTCGCACTCGTAGGTCATCTCGCGGCCTGGGTCGATCACATCAAGGGCATCCAGCGCCGGGCGGATCTTCGTCTCGATCAGTTCCGCCGTCACGGACACGCCGCCCAACGTCTGGCCGATGAACTCCTCCGGCTGACCTTCGTGGGCCAGAACCCCCTCCATGATGGTGTGGCAGAGGGTGCCTTCGTCGGCGTAGCGGGAGGAGGGGCGGGGCGGCATCTGCTGCACCAGCTTGACGGAGCCGGGGCAGGCGATGACCCGCTTGGCGGTCGAACCGCCGACGATGTTGGAGTGTGCTGCCATGTCGTCCTCTACTGAACCTCGCTTGCCCGCACCATATGACAACAGAACCTGTTGCACAATAGGCAATGCAGCGGTATGGGTTGGCCATGCGCGAGAGCGAGATTGAACGCCATCTGGTCTGGCACGTCACCCGGCTGGGCGGCGTTGCCTACAAGTTTCGGTCGGTCACCCACCGCGGCGTGGCCGACCGGATCGTCTGCCTGCCAGATGGCAGCACACATTTCGTCGAACTGAAGACGAAGGGCGGCCGGCTGTCGCCACTCCAGAAGCTGTTCGCGCAGGAGATGGAACGCATGGGGCAGCGGTACGCTTGCCTCTGGACGAAGGAGCAGGTGGATGCCTGGGCTAAAGATACGGCCGGTGTCGCTTAAGATCGCGCAAGAGTATGTGCGCGATTACCACCGGCACAACAAACCTCCGGTCGGACACAAGTTCTCAATCGGCCTCTACGACAGCGACCGTCTCGTTGGTGTCGCCACGGCTGGGCGACCCGTGGCCCGTATGTTGGACGACGGGTTGACGCTGGAGGTTACGCGCACATGCACCGACGGGACGCGCAACGCCAACTCCATGCTCTACGGCGCCATCGTCCGCGCTGCGACCGCGCTAGGGTACGCGCGCTGCGTAACCTACACGCAGCACGACGAGTCCGGGGCGTCTCTGCGAGGAGCGGGCTGGACGCCGGCGCAGGCGCTGCCGGCGCGGGCAGGCTGGACGGCGCCCAGCCGACCGCGTGAGGACATCGGATCTGGCGGCGTCGCCCGCATCCGGTGGGAGCGGAAGTGTGCTTAATCTCCGCCCCTACCAGGATGATGCGGCCGACTTCCTCTACGAGCATGACCGGGGGATGATCCTGGCGCCCGTGGGGGCCGGCAAGACGGCGATCACCCTGACGGCCATGGCGGCGATGGTGGCCGATGGCCACGTCAAGCGGTGGCTGGTGCTGGCGCCGAAGCGCGTCTGCACCGACGTCTGGCCGGTCGAGGGGCCGAAGTGGGCGCCGGGGCTGACGATGGCGGTTGCCGTCGGCACGCCCCGCCAGCGGGCTGCGGCGTTCGCGTCGGACGCTCGCGTCGTCGTCACCAACTACGACAACCTCCAGACCGCGCCGCCGGATCTCAGCAGCTTCGACGGCATCGTCTTCGACGAACTGACCCGGCTGAAGAACCCGTCGGGGAAGCGGTTCAAGGCGCTGGAGAAGCACATCGAGCCGTTCAACGTGCGCTGGGGCCTGACCGGTTCCTTCACGTCGAACGGCCTAGAGGACGTCTTCGGGCAATGCAAGATCGTGGAGCAGGCGCTGCTGGGCCGGTCGAAGGGCGCCTTCCTCCAGAAGTACTTCGTCTGCATGAACCGCGAGTACGGCGAGTGGATGCCGCGCAAGGGTGCCCTGGGCGCCGTTATGGACGCCATCCGCCCGGCCACCTACGTCCTGGAGCCCGGCGAGTACAAGGACCGCCTGCCGCCGCTGCACACGGTCGAGATGCGCTGCGACCTAGCTGACCGGGCGCCCTACGAGAAGATGAAGAAGGACTACCTCGTCGAACTGAAGGGCCAGCAGATCACGGCCCTGACGGCGGCGTCCGTCACCAGCAAACTCCAGCAGATGGCCAGCGGGTTCATCTACAATAGCCAGACCGTAGCGCAGGAAACGGCGGGCAAGTTTACGCAAGCCAAGGAGGCGGTCTGGTTTTCGCCGCACAAGTTCGACCTGCTGGACGAGATCCTGGCCGAAAACCAGCGGGACAACACCATCGTGGTCTACAACTACCGCGAGGAGCTGGCCGAACTCCGACGCCGCTACCCCCACGCCGCGACCGTGGACGAGCCCGACGCCATCGCCCGGTGGAACGCCGGCAAGATCCAGCTACTGCTGATCCATCCGAAGTCGGCCGGGCACGGGCTGAACCTCCAGCACGGCGGCAACAAGATGGTGTTCGTCTCGCTGCCCTGGTCGCTGGAGCTGTACGAGCAGACGGTCGGGCGGCTGCACCGCGGCGGCCAGACCAAGCCGGTCTGGGCCTACGTGTTACTAAGTAACAAGACTATTGACGAGCGCATCTGGGCTGCGCTGTATGACAAGCGGGCGGTGTCGGACATTGCCTTGGACGAACTCAAAGGAACACCGGCATGAACTGGCGTGAACTGAACGCCCGACTGGGTAGCCTGCGCGAAGACGAACTGGAGGGCATGATCCAGGCGGAACTGCGGGGTGAGCGTCGGCCCACCCTTCTGATCCGTATGCACCAGCGGTTCACCGTCCTGCGGAACCTCCGCGAGCGGCGCGAGATCTTGAACGTGGCAACCTCGCCGCGTTAGCGAGATATGCCGTATATGCGGTCGTAGACTGGATGCTCTACGCCTCGCACGCTGATGCGCCCCACCTCTTGGCCTAGCTCGATGTCGCCGCGCGTAGTGGGGCGCAATCTGGGTTCTGATTTTGCGTGTGGATACCGTGTCATTTGGACCGGCCCTTCAAAGTCAGTCCCTAGCGAATAGTAGTGCTTGTTGCCGTGCGTTACGGAAACAAGCGTAGGGTAGTTTTCAGCGTTAGGCGGGGGGTCGCCTACCCAGTTCCAGCCGGCGCTGCGCCGGAAAAGATTTGTGCGGATAATCCCGCCCGTACTCGGCGCCTCGGCCACGTCCGGAGAAGTCAAAAACACCGGGCGGCCATTCGCGTCGATCTCAATGCGCGCCCCGGCACGGGTCTGCCCCGTAATGTCTTGCCCGGTAAAAGTTCCGGTGTTCGGGTCTCTCACCGGGTTTTCAAGATACCGGCCGCCTAGCACCTGTTCCCCCTCGGGCATCATGCGCTGCGGTTGCGGAAACACGGACCTAAAGCGGTCTGTGATCGACAGCCCGCGCAAAGCATCCTGCGCCCGCTTAACCACAGAAGCCTCCGCTTCGCTTGGTTCCATGCCCATCATAGCGCCTGCGGCGCCCAGCGCGGCGCGTCCTGCTCGCGGCGCAACGCGGCCGATAGGCCCTGCTGCGGACAGGACCACATCAGACGCCGTCTGCGGCACCAGCAAGTCTACGACGCCCGTCGTCATGCCGGCTCGCCCTGCAATGCGGTCGGCGCGCATGGCCGCCATTTCCGGGCTGACGCCCTGGCTAATTTGGTAATCGTACACTTGCTGGCGAACACGACCCGGCGTTTCCATAAACGCCCTATACGCATCGCTCGCTCCACGCCCAGCGCCGCTTAAAAACCGCGTGAACGCATTGGTGGGCTGACCGTAATCGGTATCTGGCGCCACACCCAACATTGCATTTCGCCGGTCCATAGCGCGTCCCCTACGTCAGAAGTCCGAGCGCCGTAGCGTAGCGCGACCGCACGTCGTCGATGCCGATGAGGCCGCCGTTGATCCGCTGGCGGCAGCGGTCAACGGCGCCTGCGTCAGCCAGGTCGTTGCAGTTGTTGGCGTGCCAGAAGATCGCGGCGCTCTCGGCCGCGCCTTCGCGCGTCTCCAGCCACTCGGGCAGGTCGTCCACCGGCATACCCATGATCTCGGCTAGGCTCTCATAATTGTACCGACCCGTGGTCTGCATCAGACCACGGCCGATGAAGCGCCAGCCGTCGCCAGGGTTCTTGTTCCCCATGCGCCCGCCGTAGGCGGCCTCGGCAATCGCCTTCTCGTCAGCGGGGCGCGACACGGTGCGGCCCACCTCGGCGGCGTACTCCGGCGTGAAGTACTTCGGCCATTGCTTCACCAGGGCTTCGGGGCGGTAGTTGAGGCTCTCCCGCAGCTTCCGGCCGCCCGCCGTCTCATGTCCGGTGTTGGCCAAGAACATCGCCACCCGCTTCGACGTGTTGATCTCGCGTCGGGCGCAGGCCGCCTCCAGCACCGCCGCCCACTCGGCGGGGTCGGCCCAGTTCAGTCCCTGCATCAGCTTGGCGGTAATCACTTGCGAACCATCCTGCTCATCGCTTCGCTCTTTTCCTTACTGCCGGCGCTGCTCCCAAAGTAGTAGGAAACGATGCCGCCCCAAGCGGTGCCCAGCGTGCCGAGCATGACCAGCAGCGCCTCGCCGCCTTGCGTGGGCAGGCCGTAGGCAATCATGTAGCCCAACACCCCGAAGAAGCCGAGCGTGACCGCGCCCGCCAGGGCCTTGGGCGTCCAGTCGCCGGTCTTCACCTCGCGTTCGCGGGCGCTGCTGCGGTCGGCGGCGTCGATGCGCTGAAGGTCGATCTCCAGCTCGCGCATCCGCACGGCGAAGTCCTGTTCGGCTTTCTTCAGCGCCAGCAGTTGATCCGGCGACGCCTTCGCCGCCGCGTCGATCAACTCGTCTTCGGTCCCGTCGGGCTTGCCCAGCAGGGCCTCGGAGATGGCCCGCGTGGCCATGCCAGCGAGCGGGCCGCCGACGGCCGTGGCGATGGAGGGGGCGACCGTGCGGACGAGGTTCAGAAGCTGGTCCATCAGTCGCGCTCCAGCGTGAAGGAGAGGTTCGGATGTCGCGGGTAGGTGACGGTGCGCTCGCCCTCCGGGCACTTGTAGCGGATCGTGGCGAGTAGCGTGGCGCGGCCGGGGTGGACCGGAGACTTGTCGGAGATCTCAAGCATATAGGTGAAGGTGTCGATCTCGGGGCCAGCCGGGCCGGTGAAGCGCGTCATGCTGGGCGTCGCCTCATGAATGAGGCCGGATGCGTCCCTGACGGTGACGTTAAAACCTTCGACGGAGCAGTCGTCGCGGCGCTTGACGCGGGCCACGGTCACGGTGACGGGCTGGCCGATCTTCGCATCCGCGATGCGGAAGTGTTCCGGCGCCCAAGAGATGATCTCGTTTTTGAACCAGCCGAACTTCTCGCCGGCGGTGTAACCGCCCACGGCCAGCGCAAAGGTGGCCGTGGCAAGCTGGACAACGGGCGTCAGCTTCGGCAGTTCCATCACTTGTCTGCCTTGCGTTCCAGGCGGTCGAAGATGGCTTTCACCATCGACTTGATGTCCTGGATGTCTGCCCGATAGTCGTCCTTGCTGACGTACTTCGTGTGCATTGCCCGCTCCAGATCTTTCACGTCGTCTTGCAGCAGGCGGATCGAGTCCCACACAACCTTCAGCATCCAACCCATTGCCGTGCCAGCCACGCCGACGATGATGTTTACGAGATCCTGCGACATAGGCGGCAACCCTTAGCGAGCCATGGCGTTGAACGGATTTTCGTAGGGCGACATCGCGTTCGTCGCCTGCGGAATGATACGCAGCGCCGGGTTCCGAAGCGCCTCTGCCGTAGCTTCGAACGGCGCGCGGGTAGCGCCGACGACGCGGGCTTGGTTCATCTCGCGGCGCATCGCACGCTCCAGAGCGTTCGCCGTCGCCTGCGGGTCCATGAGGTCCGTGGCGATCTTGATGGCGAGTTCCTGGTTAATCTTGCCTTCCAACTTGGACATGATGGTGTTGGCAATCGTGGCAACGCGGTTGAGGAAGTTTAGCCGCGGCGCCCCGGTGGCTTCCGTCACCACGGCCTCAATGTTGGGCACGCCCGTCCGCGCTTGGCGGGCCAGCTTGTTCGCCTGTTCCTCCCGCGCGATGTCGCGGCGGATACCGTCCACGATCCGCATCTGGTCGGGCGTCAGCACTTCGGACAACTGCGAGAAGCGCGCCTCACCTGTCGCGCGGCGAAGCGTCGTCGGCGCCTCCTGGATGCCGCTGGCAAACATGGCACCGCGCGTCGCCTCGCCCGTCACCGGCTGCGTCAGGCGGTTCTCCAGCACCCGCGCGACCCGCATCTGGTCAATGGGGCCGCTGGCCGCTTGGAACGTCTCGCGGGCCGTCCGATAAGCGTCCGACCGGCTATCAATCCATCGGAGCAACTCTTTGCGGGTGTTAATGATGGCGTTGCGTTCCGCCTTACCCAGACCC